TGCTCCACCAAATGTATCTACTAGGCCAACCTCAGCACGAGTCCATTCATCAGCAAATCTAGCCTCACCAATCTGCAATTCAAGGTCCATGATGTTCTTTAGACCAGCATTGTCAGGGTCATTAACGATTTGCTTAACTAAATCTGGGTCACGCTGTACAAAAGTACGCAACTTAGTGATATCTCCAAGGCGTACCTTGGTATCTTCTAGGTTTTTCTGTGCGTCATCTACGGCCTTTTGTAGTTTACGCATAGTTGCATCAGACTTTTCCATAGCCTTTGATAGGCCAAGTGCTGCATTAGCACCATTCTGAGTAGAATCTGCTAGAACTTCGCTAGCCTTTACACCACGAGCAGCAATATAATCACCATTAGTGATTGCTACTCCACCATTTCCACCGTAAATGCTACGGATGTTTGTAAAAATATCTGCTTTATAGATGTCTTGAATAGCATCAACAATAATTTCTGTAGCCTGAGGAGATTTAGCAGCAGCAATCTTACCTACGAAAGAGCCAAGTGACTCAGGAGTTCCGCCTAGTACGCTATCGATAAGTCGCATTGACTCTTCAATATCGTCTGCAATTCTAGTAAATGCATCGCGTGTAGAACCAGGTAGTGAGAAGTCATTAGACTTTTCTAGAACAAAATCACGCAAAGCAACACGATTAGCAAGTTCTTTTTCAGCAGCCTTACCTGTAACCTGTGAGAAATCAGCAGCCATATCTACTATAACTGGCTTTTTCTTTCCAGGTAGGAACTGTGCTACAAACTCATCATTACCACGAGCAGCAAATGTTAGTTTGCCTGCCTCTGGAAGGTCATCAAAGAATACTGCAGCGGTGAATCCCTCACCTGTGTTAAAGTAATCTGCAGAGATTCTGCTAAGACCATCAATAACATCTGCTTGCTTGCCTGTATTCATAGCATTGTAAACGAACTCAGCAACTGCTTGTTCTGTTACAGCCTTACCTTCTGCGCTAACCAAGTTCTGTTCGTTCTTGATTCCAGCATTAAGTCGCTTCTGTGCCTTAGAAAAATCTACAGAGCCGCGAGCCTCGGCTGCTTTAGCCAACTTCTCATCAGCCTTAAGGTATGCAACCTCTGCTTGACGAAGAACCTCTTTAGCGCCAGCAGTACGCTCTTTAAGAAGAGCCTTCTCATCTTTAGTAAGACCTGTGCGCTCTTTGAACTCAGCAGCAATACGTTCAGTTTCGCGCTGTGCTGCACCCTTAGCCTCTTTGAGTTGCTTTCCGCCACGGCCAATCTTTGTAAGTGCACCAGGTCCAAGAAATGTAAGAGGGTCTGTACCAATGTTGATTGTTGCATCAACGATTCCAGACATTACACGATATGTAGTGCTGTTAGGGTCTGCGCCAACAGTAGTCATTAATCCACGACCTAGCGTGAAAGACTTACCATTGATTTGTCCATAAGCAGCCATAGACTTAGCCTGTGCTTTGGAAACCTTTGAATCCTCTGAGATAAAAAAACCTGAACCAGTGTCAACATTTGTAGGGTTTGCAAGAAACGCACGACCCAATTGTCCTAGTTGAGTAGATTCACCAAAGATACCCTGTCCGACATCTTTCATTACCTGATTAAAATCTGGAGCCTTTTGGCCAGTTGAGATAGCGTAAGCATTACGACCAAGAGTAGTAAGAGAATCATAGATAGAACGTGTAGCAGCAAAGCCTACGCGAGTTGTTCCCTTAAGTGTTGAGTACAATCCATCACGGATATCACCTAGGATTGTCTTGTCTTTTTCAACGCTTGACTTAATATTCTTTTGGTTAGTTAAGTCTTGCTTTAATTGTGCAAGTCCATCAATAGATGCAAGTTTGCCGATTCCTGGTGTGTCAGGTGATAGCCCCATGCGAACAGCAGACATGATAAAGTCTTTGCTCTGATTAGGGTAGCGTGACATGAATGCATTGAATGTTTGATACTGCATAGGAGTAAGTGCTCCCATTTCAGCCTGAATCAAACGGTCCATTTGCACCTGAGAATTATTAAAGATACTTGTAGTTTTAAGTTTCTTATTCTTCTCAGGATTCCAGTAATCTAAAGATTGTGGCAATTAACGCCCCTCTTCTTCAAACGCCTCTAGAATACGACGAAGTTGTGGGGTTGGATTTGCCATGTACATAGCGCGTGCAAGAACTGATAGTTGGTCAGGTGCGTCAATAGGAGTCATCAATACTTCTGAACCAGGACCTTCACCAGCGTTGACGCCAGCAGTGATTGGTTCGTCAGGACGCTGTGTAGGCGCAAATGCTCCTACTGTAGGAATAGCAGAAGGCATTGGTTGAGAAGGAGCCTGTGCCATTGGAGCACCAGATGCTAATCCTTGTAGTTCTGCGCGTTGCCCATAAGCACCACCAGCAGATTCTTGAATCTTAGCATCACGCTGAATCTTCTTTACATTACCCAAGTCATTACGACGAGCGAACTTTCCTGGACCTCCAGGTACATCTGTTGCCATTTTAGTCCTCGTCTTCGTCTAAGTCTAAGTGTTTTCTTACATCATCTAATGTTGGTGCTGATTTCATCCATTCAGGATGAATCTCTTTCATGCCAAGAACTCCTAGTGAAATTTCAACTGAGAAGCCTGCTCTACGCAAGGCCTTATAAAACTCGTGTAACTCAATAGCGTACTGGTCTAGTTTCGAGTAGTTGTCATCAACTACTTGCTTCTTCCTTGTAGCCATTTAGTTTCCTTATCCTAAGCCTGCTAAAATTGATGCTAAGTCTGGTGCTCCGCCTTGTTGAGGGGCTCCACCAGAGGGTTGTCCAGGAGTTGCTGGGGACGGGGGCGCATTCTCAACTGGGCCCTGTGTGCCTGGTGGAGCCATCTCTGGCTGTACTGGTTGTTCAGGCTCGGGAGGAGTGAACACGGCCAATGCAGCAGCCTCTATGCTTTCACCTTTGCGACGACGCTCAATGATGTCAGCAATATTTTTAATAAGTGGAGATGGGTCTTGTCCCTGTGCAGCCAACGCTGGAATAGCCTGCGCGCTTGCTGTAATTGCAGCGGTTAAGTTTTCTCGCATTTTTTCAATTTCAATACGTTGTTCTTCCTGTGAAACATTTACGCTCCATGGAAGTTCGCGACGAATGAAGTCCTTTGACACTAAATCTGCACCTAGTGCTTGTAGAGAGAAAATCAGAGCGCGCGAAGGGTCTAATCCAGCCATCAAGCCATATCGGACTTCTACCGAAGTATCGCCCTTAATGTCCTTGCTTGGCAAGTACTTTAACTCGTACGGTGTGCCTTGCGCTACACCTCTGACGCTTTTCTCTTCATCGAATAGGATTTCATCCATTTCAAAGCACAACTTCAAGACATCTTCAAACACCTCAGCAAGGATGGTTTGACCAGCCTTAATCTGAGAGTCGAAGGCGCCTAGAAGTGCTTGGACACCTTGGCCAGTAATAATACTAGCGTCGATGTTTCCAGTTCTACCTTCAGGATATCGAGCACCTAAACGCAATTCAGATTGGAGGGCTGATTGCTCCTGGAAAGTAGCAGCGGGAATGTCCAAACGAACACGCCCAACGGCATTAGGTTGATTGGTTCTGATAATCGCATCAGGACCCATTGGCATATCTAGTACATCATCAGGCACAACAAGCGGTGCTTGGATTGCCTTTTCGGCTGCTTCCATAGCAAGGTTTGCAAATCGTGCACGTGCCAACTGTACGAACAAAACATCATCGAACTGACCGCGTGGTTCACCATCTAGTGATGGACGAAGCGCGATACGAACAGTCATCTTACCCATAGGGTTCTTAGCAGATGACAAAACTAAATCATCACGAGCAGGCATGTAAAGAATAATTGATTCTTTGTCCATGTAGCGAATAATGTCTACTGGTGCATTAAGGTTCTGCTCAGTACCCCAGCGTCCCATAATACGATTTGCGTGCTCAGGGAACTCATTGACAAGTTCTGCAACAGTCTTTGAATAGCGCTTAGCATATGCAACTACACGACCAAAGCGGTCATTCTCATAGTAAACACCCAGTGGGTCTTCGACACGGATACGTGGAAGATTATTCTCCCAGTCTGGCTCAACGTGAATAGGCAAGAAACCATAGGAGAAGTACTGGTCAGAACCTGGATACATCTGAGTTTGCAAGCGTGATTGGTAAACATAGTTGTTAGCAATCATTGCACGCTTGTCAGCAAACTGACGTGCGCGGTCTGATGAGACATTTACTGCAGAGCAGTTGATAGAAGGCAGCGGTGCTAAAACTTCTGCAAGGTCGCGTGCAGCGACATCGACAAAGTTGGCAACCATGGCTTTGCTCATGCCCTCAGGAAATAGGTCAGGGAATACCTCAACCATTTTTCCTTGGCGCACAGCCAGGATGTTGGCCATGTTACCATCGCGCTCTGCAGCACGATGCTTCATAGCCTCCACGCGGCGCGCGATAATCTTAATGTCTGCCATTGTTATCCTTCGTCTTGACCAAATTCATAGTCATTTAAGTTGACTATGTATCGAGTTTCTTTTTGGCGTTTAGTC